CATTCTTGCCTACCCGCTCTGCCTTTGCTATTCTGCTATCACGCCAACGCTCAAGATTTCTGATAACGTCCTCTACTCCCTTAACTGTCATTCTACTTCACCAACTTTAAGTCTAACTGGTATCCATTCAAGTCTGTACCTACCATAATGGGTCTACCGTTCGTTACTTCAAGCGTACCTATATTATCAATCACTATTGTGTCTGTGACATTGGCTCCCCACTTTACATCAGCAGTGCTTGGTGCGAGTGCACCCCATTCGGATTCGTCCTCGCTACCAGCGTCTTCACGCATAAACTTAGGATTCTTCTTTTTCGGATAAACTAACCATGTCTGGGGCTTGGTCCGGGTTTCTTTTTTCTTCCTAGCACCTTCATGCTCTATGTACTCGACTCTTTCAACAACCAGTGAAGTGGGATTCAGACTTATGGCATAGTCAATCGCAAACTTTTGCATTGCACTTATCATAAGTCCTTCACCCCCTAGTCTTCACTATAAGTTCTAAAGTTACAATTGGGTCATTGTCATAAACTTCTTCTATACGCAGTGACCCAACCGTAACATCAAGTTCTTTAATACTGTCTAATGCCTCTCGTATCAGTTTACTGTAATTCAATTCAACGTGAGTCAGTACAGTGCTTTTTTCTGTTCCTTCTATGTCTACAGGTTCTGGTTTTGGTATCTTCATACCTTTTGGTAACGTATCAAAATCCATCATCCTACAATCACCGCCCCCTCACCTGTACTGATGCCAAGTTTCTTAATTGCCTCTTCTCTTAGCGAGTTCGCTTGCTGGAGTAACTGAGTCGCACTAAACGAAACATTACCTATACCAATCGGTACACTCGTTATACCACCGCCCACCGAGGTGGCTAACATTCGTAGGCTCTCAGCCAGTGCCAGTGTCTCAATCGGCTGAAGTAAACTTGGCGGTACTTCTTCAAGGGTTCTCTTGTAAGCTATTTTCATTACCATCTTGCTATCGGACAATGGTGTTGGCATAATCAGTACCTTACCTGTGTCCGGATTGTATTCCCAGTCATAGCTGAATCTGCTACTTAACTGCTCCCACTTCTGTGCCACGATAACCGCCAGCGAGTGGCTATGGAACGTACTTAGGTCTCCGTCGCCTATATTCGCAAACTCTTGAAACCAAGCGGAGTCTCCGTCATAGCCAGACACCTCTGGGAATACAACATCAAGTACATTGTACGTTCCTTCCGGTACTGAATATTCAGACTTACCGGAAACCATCGTAACTACCTCATAGCCGACCTTTGGTCTTATCCTAGCCAAGTCATCAAGAGCAGAGTCAATAGCGTACTGCAACATGCTTTCTGACATCCCCGCACCCGAACTGCCGAGTAATGCCGTCAGCTTTGCTTGTAATTCATTTGCAGTCACTATGACACCCCCTACCCTACTTGCTTGTTTTCTTTTCTTCAACTGGTGCAAGTACACTAGCGAATTTTCTTCCCCAAGCTTCATCAAGAATGATTGTTCCACCCGGAACTACTTCTTTCTTGTCACCTGTCTCATCGTAGATTACCTGTAACCTAGTCGTAATGTTCTTGAATCTCTTCCTTGCGTTAGCCATCTTTCTTACCTCCTCAAATTTGTCCTGTTCAATTAAACAATAGCTTATACTAGCGCTGCTTTCTTCCAGTTGCTTACAGTTGCAGTGCAATCATCCACTGCTACATATACATATCTTTTATAAAAGGGGCAGGGCATCAACCCTGCCCCCAGCTACTACTGAGAAATCGTTACTGTGGCGTACAGGTCAGGCATCAACGCTTTTCTAGCATATCTGCTCATCACTGAACGAACTGCCTGCATAGTGTTCGGGTCAGTGAATACTGGGCTTGTGTACAGCGGCACATAAGGTGCGTATACATAACCAGTTTCAAATATGCTTGTACCTCTGCGACCTAACAGAATTTTGCCAGGCGGTGCCATCGGGTCTTTGTAAACAGTGAATCTGTTCTTGATAACACCGAATTTCTCAAGTCCCATACCAGCCTGTCCAGCCCAATCTCTCTGCACTTCTGAGAATCCGTCAAGCTTCTCAAGTCTTGCACAAGTGTCCGGGTCAGCTACAATCCAAGTAGCATTTCTGAACCTTCTCTTGTAAATCAAGTTGTTCGCATCAATGATTGCTTCCCACAGAGTCATCTTATACTCTCTGTCAGAACCCTTGTAATTCGCAGGTGCTGTTGCCGACCAGTTTACGTTACCAGCTGATGCTATGTTGTACAGGTCGTTAACAATCTGTCTGTCGATTTCCCTCCTGATTTCGTCGCCAAGAATTGCAAGCATTTCAGTCTCAGCGTTAACTCCGTGGTACGCAAGCATATCCTGCTGTGCTTCAAGAGTCCACTTAGCTTTCAATTTCTTGGTTTCGGCAACAACAGAGGTACTTGTCATATTGAAGTCAATCTCCGGAATGTTGTCTCCACCTTCAGTGGGCGTAGTCAAGCTGTAATCAACAGTAACTACCGCACCGTTAGCGGGAGCCACAGCGAGTGTGAATGATGTACTAGTTGCCGTATCAGTCTGTGTAAAGGCCACCGCCACACCATCTACATAAACTGTAGCGGAGTTAGCGCGTACAGGAAGCAAGTGTGCATCACTTACTACAAATTCTGTCTTGGTTCCATTACCTTCACCAAGCACAAGACCTCTTACTAATCCACCCGCATAGTACGGATTGAAGTTTGCCGTACCGTCTTGCCGAATACCACCGATAACGCCTCCGGCAGTGGTTCCCCTAATGCTTGTGCCATATGTGAAGTCCAGATAGAATACCATAGCTGTCGGCATAGACATGGGCTGTACGGAAACCAATTCATTTGCAATCAAATTCGGGAATACCCTTCTAATCAGCGGGAATCCGTAAGTCGTGAACGCTTTCACGTTGCTTGTATCAGAAGCTTCGGTCATTGCCCACCTTTCAGCGTTCTCAAGCAGGGTCTCCAAGGCAAGTCTCTTGTGGTCATCCAGTCCCTCAGTCAAATGTGCCCATTTCTCTCTCCTTGCTTTGTTCTCCACAAGGAACGACGGAACCAGTGCGCTCTCATACATTTTATTCATTCTTATTTACCTCCTTCTGTCAGCCCAGCGAGTCTACGCTGTCTCTTTATTTCCTCAGAAAACATTTCTTCATTAGCATCTTCGTCCTTAACTTTACCAACACCAGTCGGAACACTAGTGCTCTCAACTAACGATGCAATGAATGCTTCTTCAGATTCAAAGCACTTCTGTACTTCGCCTTCAGTCTTACACGCCGCCAGCTTTTGTCTAAGTGCCTTCTCAAATCTGTGTCCCTTTACCAGTGCGTCGATTTTTTCAGCTACCTTCTTGGCATTTTCCTGCTCTTCCAGTAGCTTCTCTGCCTGTGCTTTTTCTTCCTTCAAGGTCTCAACTACTGCATTCAAGGTGTCAATCTGTGCTTGCAATGACTCGTTCTGTGCTTGCAATGACTCGTTTGCTTTCACCAGTTCGGCATCAAGCTCCTCCTTAGGCTTTGCTTCTGGAATCATAGGCTTAACAGCATTGACTACCGCCTCAACGATAGCCTTCAACTGAACTACCTCTTCAGATTCCATTACTTCTTTCCTTGCCTCAGCCAGCAATTCTTCTTTCTTTTCCTCTATAGCTTGAGAAACCTTCAACTCAAAGTCTTTTTCAAGACTCTCCTGTATTTCCTGCTTAACTTGCTCCTTAACGCTTTCCACAACCTTAGCATACAGTTCTGGATAGTCGTTCTGGAGCCTTTCCATAGTCAATTCCATTCTCTTACCTCCTTCTTTGGATTCGAAGTTCGCCACTTTGCCAAACTCGTTGGACGCTTCCAGTACACAGTCGATGCCTTTCAGCTCGTAGTCTGGCTGAACTTCATAAATGGTACCATCTGGTCCATCTATAGGACGAACTGAACCATTACCTCTTGTTGAGATGCCGACCCCCACTCCACTACGAAGCAACAATGCGAGGTGTTCTCCAGCCTTGGTTGCAAGAACCTCACCTTCGAAGAGCATATCGTCACCTTGCATGTACAGCTTGGTGAACTTTATTGCTGTTCTTCCTAAGCTTCCGTAATCTTCCGGATGGTCAACCTCTCCCAGTAGCCTACCTTGCTTGATGGCGGCTTGTGCTTTCTCTGTGGCTTTCGCCAGTACTGATGTCGGGTACAATCTCTTGTTCTTGTTGACGACACCACCTCTACTTGCTGTACCTCTTATGGTTAACAGCTTGTAGGGCGATTCGCCCTTGGCGGCACTTCCTACCTCTTCCTCTGTCAGAATCTGAATGTCTTCAAACAAAGGCTCTTCAAACAATTCTCTGCCTCTACCCTTGGGCATTATCAAATCTCACCTCTTTTCCTTGCTTCTTTAATGTAATCGAGTACTACTGTTCCAATAGCATGCCAAATGTACACCTCTCTGCTGAATGGGTCTAACCAATTTGGCAAACTTTTACTTGCTTTCTCAAACTTGTCCAGTGCGATACTAGTTTCTTTTACTCGGTGGGCTGGCGGTACTTTCTCTTCCAATATTCTTAACGTAGCTAATGCTGATACCATCTCATCAAGCTTATTCCAGTCCAGTACTTTCACAGATTCTAAATCAAGGTCGTCCAAGTCCGGTTCCAGGTCCGGTTCCAAGTCAGCAACTTTTACTTTTGCCTTGTCACCGCCCTTTGCTGTCTGTTGGATTGCCTTGGCTATAGCTAAAACTCCAAGTGCTTTTGCCACTGATTTCGATGCTGGCTTTACGTCTAAAGGGATACTGGTCGGCCTATCGTACCTAATCCGTAGATGGCAGTTACATCTACTCAAACACATTGTACCTCCCGCTCTTGGTGTAGTCGGTAACGTGTCTGGCGTGTAGGGACTGTTCAACGCTAAATCAATACAGTCTCCACAGTTCTCAGCTGGTGACAATTCCCAGTAAATCTTTGTCCCTTCATTCGGGTATCCATCTACTCTTCCCGCATCAAAGGTCGAGTCGATTGAATCTATATACATAGAGGCTCTATCGTCATAAGACATGGAACCCTTACCCGCAATTATATCGTCTGCAAACTTATCCAGAAACTTGTACTCAGCCGACCGTGCTCTCTTTAACCATGCTAAGTCTTCACTTGGCAACTTTACAAAATCTAAACCAGACGCATCTGTTCCTAATCTATAGGCTTTCTCATAACCAGCCTTGAACAATACCCTTGACCGTGCTATGAACTGGTTCTTTGTAATCTTACCATCGGCAAGTTGCCTTGTCAATCTTTGGAAGTCTTTTCGCATCTCTTCTCTGTATCTAATCCATGCTTTCTTTGCTTTGTCATATGCCAGTTTGTCTGCCCCGGGCTTTAGCGCCTGCAAGTACGTAGCTATGATGTTCTTCTCATCTGATGTCTTTCTCCGGCTACCTATACTTTTCGCGTTCACTCTCTTGTGCAATGGGTCAAACCTTCTCTTGTTATCCAAAGCCTTCTTTACTTTGTCGGGGTCAAGCCCATCCACGTAGGCTTCGTCCATCTGTTCCGGTGCTTGCACCTCATACCAATGTTCTCCTACCTTTATATACAAGGTCTCACCTACGCTCCTTTTCTAAGTTTCTTGCCAGTCTTATGCTCGTATTCCCACTGAACCAACTCTTCCAGTGCGGATAATTCTTCCCTCAGCTTGTACCGTAAAATTCTCAACTCTCTGGGCGACAATGTTTCTAACTGTTCCTCATCTGTATCTACTACTTCAGTATCGTCCGGCTCTGGTATTTCAGCCTGTGCATATGCCAAGCCTTCTTCGTCACCTAACGCATTCTTGATTTCTTCAATCTCTTCCTCTGTCATATCTAACAGATTCTTGTAAATCCACTCGGCGCTGATACCGAGACTGTTCTTATATATAGCCGCAACTTCAGCTTTAATCTTTTCAAGTTCCCACTGCCTCAATTCGTCCACTGTGGACATTATCGGTAACTTCAGCGTATACGGATTCTCTTTTGGGTCTATCCCTCTGGTAACAAGTACGAAATCAAACAGGTCACGTAACCCACTAATCAGTGCTTGCTGTACTCTTCGGACTGTCTTTGCAAACTGGACATCCAGTTCAGTGATAACCGCTCTTGCGTGTGTCTCCCCTTCGAACCCCATCCAAGCCTTTGGCACTTTCAAACCAGCGAACAGTTTCTTACTGAAGTATTCCACGTCTTCTAACTGCCCAAGATTACTTGCACCTTCCAGTACTTTTACGTCAGAGCCATTACCGTCTCTTCTGGCTAGGAATATGTCCTCTTCTACTGATAACGGATTGTACTTGAGGTTCAGCTGCCCAGTCTGTGGGTCAATGGTTCTCTTCTTACGCATATTGTTCTTGACTTTACGCAGGTACTCAACTGTAGCCTCGCCCGGCTCAATTCCGCTTACGTCAATCATAAAGGCGAATCTTTGCTGTGCTCTTGTTAGTCTTGCAATAACCAAGCTGTCCTCTATCATAGACAACTGCTTGAACACTTTCCTTATCGGATATAACACGGAACCATCTACACCATAAGTACTGGACCTATCTCTCGTCATCTTGAAGTGAATTACTTGCCACTTCTCGAACTCTGCTACCGTAGTACCGTTTTCGTCCACTTGCTGATACGGAGTCTTGGGGTCCAGTCTACCCCACTTGTCTTCTATTACCCTCATCTCTCCCGGTGGCAAATGCTTGAGTCTATGAACCTCCAAGTCCGGATACACCACCAGCTCCTCGAAACAGTCTCCATACTTAACAAGCTGTCTTGCTATAGACCATAACTCAAAGTCTAATTTCAGCCTATCCTTTACCTCGTTCAATATCTCTACTACGGTTTCCGATTCAGAAATTACTTCAATGACCTCATTCGTATCACGGTCTCCGCTTGTGGCATTGTCAGCGTAAATGTCTAGAGCCGAAGCGACTTCTACGGATTCGGTGTCCATACGCTCATATTCTTTATACTTTAACTTTCTCTTATTTTCAACTGAGGTCTCATCCAAGTACCATGCGTAGGCAGTTCCACGGTCTATACTATCATCAAAACTAAGTCTGGTTTCAATAGCTGAATCCGTATCTGGTACCGCTACTCCGTAGGAGCTACGCTGGAACAAGTCAGATACTCGTTGAATTATGCTCTCAAACAAACCTTTTCGCTTCTCCATAGTTCGCTCCTCTCCTCTTTCTTATACTATGTCAAACTGGGTAACTTCTCCACACTTATATCAAATTTTCGAATATATCGTTGTCTTGGTCAATAACTATGGGGTCCACTACTGTACGGTAACCCCCGGACAACTCGCCCAAGGAAGGCGGCGGTACTGGTGCTTTCATACCTTCAGTAACGCATAAATAACAAACACCTGCCACTGCATCGGCTACGTCTTTACTACCATTTGCAGGGTGGTCTACCTTGTTCTTTTTCTCATTTTTCTCTAGCCTTATCGTTTCTTGGAACAGCGGCTCGTAATAATACGTAATCAAACGGTCTTCATACAAGGCTTCCTTATACGAATTGTACACCTGCGGATTCGTGTCTGCTGAAACATGCCCTGACTCAATACCTGTCCTTGCGAACTGCTGCATACTATCCTTGGACTGAAACGAGTCAAAGGTCACTTTCCTTATCGGGTATCCGTACGACCGCAACTCATATATCAGACTCCTTACGTCAGCAAGTTGAATCTCCCCGCCTTTTGGTGGATTAATCTTCAGCATGAACTCTATGACTATTACTGGCATCCTTACCGAAAACTCTTCCCCTTCCTCATTCCTACGTGTCACATCCTTAAAGCCGTCAACGTAACCCATGGCTATACCAGTGCTGTCGCTAGAGAACGACAAGTCGACGTGCACAAACCTTGGCTTACTCTTTAACCTTGCCAGTTCAGCTTCCAACTTAGCCTTTTCTGCTCCCGTTGCCTTCTCGATGTCCTTACGCAGTTTCGGAATCCTAAGCTTATCCACTAAAAACGTGGCACCATCTTGCAGTGTAGTCTCTGTCTGCGAAAACGGATGCTCGATACCATACTCTGCACCACGACTTAATGCTTCCACTACTTTATGCCTGTATCGAATGAACGGTCTAATTGTCAGCGTAGGTCTTCCGGCAAGGTCTCTTATGGCTTCATCAATATCACCCTCAAAATCCCTCCTAAACTCTACTGGAATATCCAGCAATGGCAGGCCCTTCTCCTTGGCTATACGTATATCTTCCTCTGTTTCCAGTATTCGTGGAGCCTCAGCCCCGTCCCCCAATGAAATCCAAAAGCGTTTCCCGCTCCACCGGTCCGCTGGTAAGGTATCCCACTGAGCATACCTACGTTTGAACACCAACGGGTCATCAGCCGACTCAGCCAATCTTCTTTCCGTAAAGTCCTCCGGATACCTACTGGACGAAATCTGTAACAGAATCCCCGGCAGTTTCCCTCTCTTCATAAAACGTGACTTCATACGTCTTATCAATGCCTTGTACAGACTGTCCGCTTGGTCATAGCGCCCACCAGATGCCACTGACTTGCTGTTCTCTACTACGGACATAAAGTTGACCTCATCCATTACAGCACCAAATACGTTGTAACCAATAACCCCGCTTGACCCTGCAACAGCTGGGAACACCCATACATTATTCGGGAACCTTAGTTCGTTAGTCTTCCAAGCATCATATGGAAACTCTTTCATAAAATACGGACTCGTGTGCAACTTATTCTTGATACCTTGGAACACGACCTTCCTTGCGTTGTCCAGTGTAACCCCTACATTCAGCAATACAATAACGGAGCCCTTCATCAGTCCGTAGACTCTCTGTGGGTCCCTCAAGCAACTAATCTCATAGAGCATCCTACACATTGCTATCTCAGCAAACGTTGACTTACCCCCGTTACATTCATATCAGCTCGCTACTTCTGATACCGTTCTCAGGCTTTCGCCATGAACTGCTACATGTCACCATGCAGACTAGACTATATCTTATACTCTTTCGAGTACCGCACCGCTTCAGCCACCAATCGCTTGTGGCTTACTCCCTCTCGGGATAGTCGTTACACCTTCTACTTGAACTTAAACTTGAAACCTCCGGCTGATTTCCGCCTTCCTATACATACATCTCGTATCCTAGAACCCCTACATACTCCTGTTGCTTTTGCACATTGTTCTAAACTAGGATACTCTGCAATGAACTTACCGTCCATTGTGTACTGTATTACTGGAATGCTTCTTAATCCTAAAGGTCTCAGTCCTAAAGCAAGGGCATGGTCGTGATTCTCCTGATTCGTTACCCACTCAAGATTTGACAATGCATTGTTCAACTTGTTCCCATCTTTGTGGTTCACCTGCATGTACTCCATACGGTCTACAGGTCTAAACGTTTCTAGTACTAATCTGTGTACCTGCTTATTCGTCTTCTTGCTATTCTTGGACAGATACACTTTCAAATACCCTTTCTTTGTTTTGTCTGGTACTAGTTCACGACCTTTGTACGACAAAGTGCCTCCACCTTTACGTTTCACTGTTCGGTCTACACTCCTAACCCTTCCATCATCAGACACTTCGTAGTAACCTTCAAAACCCTTTATGCTTTTCCACATAACTCCCACCTCTGTTAGAATTTTGTATATTTTAATTCTATCAGAGTGGTGTGGGTGTGTCAAGTAGCTTGGCTCGGTATTGTCTCTTTCGAGAGTTCCACCGAATTCGATGCGTTTGCTATGGCTATCACTAGCCATAGGGGCTATATTACTAACCCAATTGCTCCCGTCAGTATTGCCTCTATGTAGCCCCCTTCGAATAACTCTTCCAAGTCATCCAGTAGTCTCGGGAACACTTGTCCTCGCAAACCCAAATAGTACGGGTCCTCTACGAACTGTCTCACCCCTACTGGAACATGTCTGTACGTATACCCCATCAAATCTTGTAGTACGTCTAACTCATTTCCTCTATTTTCTTTCAGTACCTGCTTCATAAGTTCAATATCGTCACTGGAGAAACCTTTCGTAAGTTCGTCCAGTAAACCCACTATTTCTCGGTTCTCAAATATACTCATATGACATCCCCCAACTAGTCTTGTCTATTTCCTCCGAACCAGTATCTCGGCTTCTCCTGTGGTCTGGTAACTACCAAGTGTGTCCTTCGGCTTTATCCGGATGGACTGTACATTCCCGCCGAAACTTTGGGCTACCTTCTTACTGAACGAGTAAGATATAAACACATCATTCTTCGTGTACGAGGTATTCCCACCACGGTACACCGTGAACGTACCGTTTATGAAGTCATCAAACGAGATGTTCCGACCCGTCACGTCCATGTAATTCCGGTGGGCTATGTTCAATCCGGCATTACGTAGTGCGGGGTTACTTATGATTGCTGCTTCAATCTCCGGCTTGTAGTCGCTATCTGCATTACGAAACCAACCCGACAGTGCAGAGGGACGAATCCCGTTCCGGACCTCCGCTACCGCAGCTTCCAATGAGATTGGGGCGTACTTCGCACTGTTCTTGTACTTGGCATCCTTATAGAACTGCTCCGCCTCGGCACGTCCGTAGCCCATTGCCTTCAGAGCACGGACTGTCTCGGCATTTCGTGAAAAGTCAGCGAATGTTTTAGAGTCTACAGCCCTCTGAGCTAACCACGCCCGAATGCTTCTGCTGCCGCCACCCCGTGATGTACCTCTACCACCCATAACTATCACTCCTTACTTCTTCTTCGTATATCTCACTCCTTCGGCACTAGCGGAAAGACTATCCTCAACACGCCATTCTCCCTTATTTTCGAATACAGCTCCTCTTCATCCGAACAAAGCGTACTCGCATGCGTTACCATGTCTGACAAAACAACGAACGGCTCATGTATCTGGCTCTCGTCAATGTTCCACTGTTCCAAAACCAATGCCTTAACATCCGAAGCAGTCATACCCTCCCGTACTTTAACGTCAAGCGTACCACTTAGCGTCACTACAGCCTGTACTACCTTATCACTCATGCATTTCCCTCCTGTTCATTTACTCTAAAACGTTCCGGACTACCCGATTCTATCTATCCCGACAAAATCTTTGCCTTTCCGAACTATTTATTCCTCCTCATGCTTCTCTATTACGGGTTCTTTTTTCTTAGTCACAATATCTCGCATCGTCTTCCAGTAGCTGGGATACCAGCGGGTCTCAGCATAATCTTCAATTGTAAGCGGAGCCTTTTCGCCATACACCAAGATGGTCTTTGGCTCAATCTGTTTGACCATTTCTTCAAACCCAGCAATGAACAGTTTCTTGACTTCGGGGTCTCGGTTCACACCAACCGTAGAAATTGCAACGTTGCTTCCTTTCTCAATCCCTAGGAAGCAGAACTTGTACGACTCTTTCGTGCTCCAAGTCACAGACGGAATAACCTTAATGCCTCTGCTCTGCCAAAAGGCACCCATCCACCGATTCCGATACGTGTTCCATAACTGTGCTACCAGCGGGTAATCCGTGTACAGGCTGAAATCTGGGGTCAATGCATTGCCCGTGCGTTGTACCAAAGAGAAGGTCTGCTCGGGTCGTGTCCAAATGTGTTCAAAGTGGTAGTCATCTACAAAGAAATGCACAGCCCCTTTTTTCATTTCTTCTTCGGTCTTGTTGTACTGTACTCTCTGCTTCACGGGCAGTAACCATTCTGGTACGAACTGGTCGTTCTTCAAATCTGGAATACCATACTCGTTGGAGCTTTCAAAAATTTGGCTCATATGCAACTTATCGACATTCCCCGGCATCTTCTTCCACTTATGTGCTGTCCTCATTTCCTATGCCTCCTTTTCCACCCATAACTACTTACCACCTTTCTTCAGTTTCTTTGGCTTTGGAGACGAACTGACGTACACATCTCCAACGAACTTATTCGCATCTTTCTTATTCGCATCTTTCGTTGCTGTCTTTTTTGCCACTTCCTACACCTCCTACACTTCTTTCACTGTGACAACATAAATATCCCTGCTCTTTTTGGCAGTAACGGTCTGGGTGGTCTTCTGGATTCTTTGTATTTTGAATCGTGCTTTGCTAGACATCAACACTTCACCCTCACCACGTCTGGCAAAGCCATCTATGGACACCCCATTCTTTACTGATTTCGTGGCAGTTACAAATACAATACCCGAGTTCGTGGTTCCACCAATAAACTTATTGGCAACCTCTCTTGAATCTGTCCATGAACTGAGTCCACCCATACTTATGGTCTGCCCGTTACTGAAAGCTTTCTGCACTTTGTCTAGCTGGTCTATTGACGTTCCACGATACAGATACCCGCCATTCCACTTGGGTGCAGCATCAATGTATCGGTCTAATATCCTAGCATGTTCCGCAGTCATACTCCAAGCATCCGGATGTTCTTCTCCACGCTGTATTGCCCGGATTGCACGGTACCCACCACCAGACCAGTCTACAATAGCTTCCTGCACATCTTCAGGGCTTATATCTGTTACCTTTGCCCTTTTCAAATCAGCATCTAACTGGTTGTACATTGCAACCCAGTCCCCACCGAAGTCTTGGTGACCCCTTCCGCCTATGCTTCCACTGGAGCTGGTTCCTCTGCCACCCATTTTCTTATCCCTCCTACCTTGCATAACCATACAATTTTACTGCATACATATGCATTACCCCCGGCAAATTTCGAGACCCGTTGCATAATTATGCAAGCTCTTCTTCCTCTGGCTCGTCTTCTTCCGCCTCTTGCACTACTTTAGCTGTACTTTCCACAACTTTCGACATCACGGACAGAATCTTTCCAGCCAACAAACCCATCTTCGCCTTGGTCTGTTCGTCCATATCTTCACTCAACAGATTAGCTACACCAAAGCCCCCTGTCACCTCAAGCTGTTCTGGTGCCTTTTTCATAATACCGAGTTCCATCTTCTTTTGCATCATGCTATTCAATAGGTCTGCGGCAATTTTAATCTCGCCTCCTGTGCTACTGAACAACTTGTTAATCTTGACTTCGGTCTCTGCATCTATACTGATACGCCTCAGCTGTAGCAGATACAGTTTCTCCAACTCTTCAATCTCGTTCACACCCCGTGCCATCTTCTCTATAGCCTTCTGAATATAGATTGGCGGTTCCTTTACTATCTCTGCTGGCGGCAAGCTTGCCTTGTACCTGTACAACTTCCTTACTAAACTTTCCCGCTTTATGTCCGTCTGTTGGAACATATCCTCTTGCAACCAACGCCCAATCTCTTCCAAAGCTATGCCAGCCTTGACCTTCTTATCAAACTCATCAAAACATGGCATAGCCTTCAAATCCTTGAAAGCGTGGCTCTTAGCCTTTTCCTTTGCCAAATGTATCAACCTCCGATTGTCCTGTACTATTTAACACTTTCTTATTCAATAACCCTTACATTCTTATACTATTCAAACGTAGTAACTTACAATACAAATACTTAATACCTCTGTCATGGGACGGGGACCAGCCATGACAAAACAGTAGATACTGACAACTTATTTCTACTCTCTACTGTCAATACTACTGCTTTATCTTCATCTTATTACTCTTCTTTTACTCTTCGCTCCGCTCTCCCGCCGCTTTTTCTGACAAGCTATGACAGCTTATCTATTAAATCGGCTATGTAGGCTTCATCAATTTCAATCTCTAACTTCACTTTCCTCAACCTCACTTTCCAACCCAAATTCCTTCATCTTCCTTTTTGTTGCCTCCATGACCTCTTTAGCGTCAAACATTACATATATCCCTCTACCCGGGATTTCTGATACAATTTCACCTTCCGGCCCTCCCGGCCATAGCCGTCTTGTGTTTCGTTTGCCCCATTTTCCCGGCAAGAGAAAGCCTACGTTAGGACTGCCTAGCATTAGCTGTCGTTCGCAACATTGGATTAGTTCTTGTGGTGTCATCCTCCTCGACCTCGCTTTCTTATGCTTTCATATATCATTCATACCTGAACCAATCTGTGAAACGCCAGGTTATCTTTCTCTCTTCCTCGACCTCACTTCCCCTCTGTTTTCTTTTTTTCCAGTCATCCATGCAGGCTTCTATTATTCCATAGCTCGCACAGTAGTTAGCGCATGGACAACCTTCACAACACTCTGCCGTGTGTTCGACCTCGCTTTCTTCCTCGTCTACATATCCGGCACTTTCCCTCAACAGTGCCGCAAATTCGCATCCTTCTTCGTGCCCCTCTTCCTCTCTGTTGTAGCAAATAGGGCAACGCACTCCAACTGCCATGCCATACCCCATCCACTCCAACCGTTCCAACACGAGTCTCTGCTTTTCTGCGAGTTCTCTGTATGCCAGTGCAGTTCGGGCAAGTTCCTCAATGCAATCATCCATACCGTCATATTCTATACTCCATGCCCTGCACTGCATACAAGCTTCCTTGCTTTTGCACCTCGTCGCGTCCTCCAACTGCCTTTTCGTCATTTCAACCCCTCACTCTCCTCCGGTTCTGCTGATTTTTTCAAACTCATAAACCCATACCCACGGGTTTCTGTCCCACCCAAGGCCGCGTTTGGCGTTTAGATGCTCCCACAATGCGATAAACTCATCCCTTGCAGTTAACGTGCCAATGTTTTTCCATCCATCATTTAGTATCTTTGTACTACACCCTTCTGCCCTTGCATCCTCTTCCGTAATTTCCTGCAGCCGCTCAACCCTGACATTGGTAACTCTTAAAAAGATTCTTGCGGCTTCACGGGGCATGAATATTGACGGACGCCATCTTGTTGGTCCTTTACCTGGTTCCCAATGATATTGGCCGTCAGAATCTGTTTCAAGTCCGGCTTTCACAGCATCGTCGGTAGATTGAATCCAGTATTGTTCAAATAACTCTGGATTCTTTATTTCTATCCATTCCCGCCTTGCAAAACCGTCAGCCTTATAATCAACTGCAATACAACCGGTATTTTCGTTCCATGCACCAACACGCCACGTTTCCCGTACCCAGAGAATGTCGCCGGGTTGGTACTTAGGTTTAATCTCAAACCCGCCGATAACATCATCACCATGCCAGTTGAATTTACATATCTTGCCGTCGAACAAGACCTCATCAGGCTCCCTTACATTGCGTAACACTGGAGCTTTTATAACCCTTCTCGTCTGCGTTTTGCGCCCGTCAAGGATTGCCTGTACCATCGGCGTGGAAAATATAATTGGCTTCATTTCAACACCTCCACCAGTAACCCTGTTCATCGGCTCGGGGCCAATGGGTTCACAATGCTATGCCCATAATCGAATCGTAAAGCTCCTTTGTCCTCTCGCCGCTATTAAATCTATCCCTAAGCGGTCTGATTATATGGGTAAGAACAAAATATCCCACAGACCCAATTTCTGTATAGGCTTCCTCTGCTTCCTTGAGATGTTCTTCTGCTATTTCCCAATCAAGCACTTTCATGTTCCCCCCCCCCCCCCCCCCCCCCC